CGGGATCACGTCCCTTTGTTGAATTGTTGGATTGGCCACCGATTGTTATTTCAACCGATCCTGTTTTGCCCGGTGAGTTCTAATCCGGTGCCGGGGTGATAATACCCAACCAAGCGAAATCCTTGGCGCAGACAATCCAACAAACCTCCCTTTTAGGTTACCTGCATTTCGATTTCCATAATCCGACAATGCAAGTCAGTAGCGGAGCACTCGTCACTATCAAAACCGCCAAATTTCAGATCACAATTGTCACAACCAATAGGGTTGCAATGGCTGTTTATAACGGCGGTCAAACGCCGCTCTAGGTCTTTAATTTGTTCTGCATCTGACATCGTTTTACGTCCGTTTCTGTTGTAGGTTTAAATTGGAGAGCACAGGCAGGTTGCGAACCCTGCGACGCGCTCGAAAGTCAACGTCTACCCCGTTAAGGATAAAGACCCGCGCAATAGATCTCGACTGTACTCACCAATTTAAACGTCCCTTTTAGAATCTGTCATTCCAGCGTTCCCAAGCTTCGCCTTCTGACCTTTCATTCGGCCCCTGGGAACTGCAATTTTCACACAGAACGAAATAACGACTTCGCCCAAGCACACTTTCCGACGCAATCGTCAGGTCTTTTTCATCACACCCGCAAAACGGGCAACGCTGGGTTTTTATGGCCATCTTAAACGTCCGTTCTTGAGTCTGGTTATTTCAGCATTGCCCAACGCTTTAGGCAGTCGTGAAAAAACCGCATCTGGTCGTCGGTTGGACTTTGGTTGAAGTATGCAATCAGGCACTTTTCATTTTCGCCATCACGGCCAACACCTGTGCATTTCAGTTTTTCAGTCTGTGGCTTTAGAGCCACCACATTTTCGGACATGAATGCCTCCCTATTTGTTGTCTGGTGAAGGTATGGGCATCCATCGCAAAAATGGATGTTTCAACTTCATAAAATTGCCAGTTTCGCGCCAGTCGCCTTTATCCGAAATCAAAACGTCGAAAATACCAGGGTTTACTTCCGCTAAAATCTGCTTTTTGTCGGCGCTGTATTCAAAGGCCGTAGACTCGTCGGCGCTCCACAGGTCAGGTTTTTCAAAAACATCACTCATAATTACGTCCCTATTTGATTGCTTCTAAAACGTCTTCAACTCGGCCAAGCGCATAGACAAATGTTCCCATCAACGAGATTTCCACTTGCTCAACGCTCTCCACTTTTCCGGTAGGTATAACCATATCGGCCTGCCGCAACGATGTAACCATTTTGGGATTAATAAAAAGCGGTCCGTCAGTGCCTTCTAGTTCAATCATTTCTTACGTCCCTCTTAGGTTTCCGAAACATCGACGTTCAGCCGACTTTCAAACACGATTTGCAATTCATCTTTGCTGCTGTGTCCGGGTTCTTTCCAACGGAATGTTTTGCTGCCCCAAGAATGGTATTCCTTGTTTTTAAATCGGCGGTCAAAACTTGTGTCGAACTCAACCGACAACTTGCCGATGCCGTTCTTTCTGGCGAGTGCCACTAAATCACGCGCAAAGGAAATGTCTTTTTCATTAACCATTATATCTTACCTCCCTATGTATGCGCTTTTTCGGCAGCGCGAACGGCCTCAAAAAGATACCGCGTTGACCACCCGCGATTGTAAAATTCTTGGTTCAACTGATCCCACGTAATCCGCTTGGTAATATATTGGTCAATCAGATTGCCTGTTGTTTCGTCGCGGGGTTTCCAGATTACTTCCATGTTAAACCTCCCTCTAAGTGGTTGGTGCGGGGTGCGGTAATCCGCTTTCGACTCCCCGCCGCCGTGATGGTGAAAACTTGGATCAGAAATAGTCATCACCTTTGCCACCATCAAACCTCAAATTGGTCCCTTTTTGTGGTAGGGGCCGAAGCCCTAAAATTCATAACGTTCATCAACATTGCGCTTGGCAAATTTCAAAGAAGTTTCAACGCATGAATCCGTTCTTACTTCGGTATCACTGTTTGTCTGAAAAGTGCCGCTTGGGACAGACCCGCCATCCACGCGCCATCCACAACCGCCGCCAGACAAGTGGAACCCTCGGTAAACATAATGCCCTGCTGTTAATTTGGTGGCTGCGTGTGTCATTTTTACGTCCCTTTGTCTGTTTTGTTAATGCACAATAGCCCACCACAAAAAGATAGTCAATAGGTTGCAACAAAATAATCGCTGTGCTATGTGTTTAATTATGGAAATAGAACATCGACTAATTGGCTATGCGCGGGTTTCAACCGACGATCAGGATTTGACTTTACAACGTCGCGCCCTGGTTGGTTACGGCGTTGACCCGCAGCATATCAAAGAAGAACACGCCAGCGGCGGAACCATGAACCGGCCTGAGTGGAACAAGATTATGCGATACATGCGGGATGGCGATACCGTTATCATTTGGAAGCTGGACAGGCTTGGCAGGACATTAACCGGCGTTCTCGAAACGCTGGAAGAAATGAAAGCCAAGGGCGTCAATCTGGTGAGCATTACAGACGCATGGGACACCACAACGCCATTTGGTGACGCGATGTTCAAGATTGCTCTTATATTCGCTGAGTTGGAGCGCAAGCTTATAGGTGAGCGCACCAAGGCGGGCATTGCAGCCAAGCGGGCAGAGTCCGGTATGGCATGGGGTCGCAAGTCACTGATCGATAGCAGCCCGAAACGGCTGGCTATGATGCACAAATATTTGGAAAACGGGACACGGGAAGGCGTATCAGCGCGGCAATTGCTGCCGTTGTTGAACGCGGCTGATCGCAAGACACCGCCAATTAAAAACGCTGAGACAATCCGGCGATGGATAAGGATTAATAGTCAGGTGCAGGGCGATGAATAAGCTCCGCGTTCTCGATCTATTCAGCGGCATTGGCGGATTTAGTCTTGGGCTGGAAAAAAGCCATTTCGAGACTGTGGCATTCTGCGAGATTGATCCCTATTGCCGCAAAGTTTTAGCGAAGCATTGGCCGGAGATACCTATATATGAAGATGTTACCAAAGCTCGATTTGAAGAAGTTGGACCCGTGGACATGGTTACAGCGGGTTTCCCCTGCCAGGACATTTCACTCGCTGGACAAGGTGCCGGATTGGAAGGAGAGCGTTCTGGTTTGTTCTGGCAAATCCTACGAACCGCTAGCGTGGTGGGACGGCCAAAATTATTGCTGGAGAACGTGGCAGCGTTGCTTGATAGGGGATTATGCACAGTTCTTGGGGCCATGGCCCAGATCGGGTATGATGCGGAATGGCATTGCATACCGGCTTGTTTCGTTGGGGCCTGGACCAAGAGGGACCGAATCTGGGTATATGCCAACCCCCGCGAAAAGCACGTCGAAGGGGTCGGTAAGGGGCCGATTTTTGAGCAGTCCGACTTATCGCGGGAACCTGCACGAATATTTGAGAGATGGCCCGGACGATCCAATTTACCCCAATCCCGACTGGCTGGAACCAGTGATGGGTTACGGAACAGGTTGGACGCGATTGGAAACACAATCGTTCCCCAAATTCCTGAAATGATAGGCTATGCCATCCTGGCAACCTACGACAAAAAGGAGGGTTCCGATGGCGAAGATTAAGATAACGGAAGACTTCGAATATGACGCTGACCTGATGCAAATTGGCATTGATAAATCGGACGGTTCCCAAACAACGGTTTACACTATCCCATACAAGCTGGCGTTTGAAATGCTTGAGCGTCAAGTCTGTCAGCAATTCCACCAGTCGGGCCAATTCGAGACGCGCACAACTGCCAACGTCGAGGGTGGTGGAATAACTTTTGTTGTTTCCGTCACGGATCACAAAAAGGAGCCTACCGATGGCAATTGAAGTTTTGAACTACGGCCACACTAGGCAGGACCGCGAACAGCGCCAGCCAATTGTCACCATGACGCAGGCCGAATACGACCGGCAGGTCTGGGAGGCTGTGGATAGAAAAAGCCGACAACAGCAAGAAAAGCGCCGACTCGAAAAGGAGCCTGATGATGGACACAACGATTGAAGATTTTCTCAACAGCCACAAGCGATGGGTGGCAGCTTTCGCAGTCGTATGTCTGGTGGATATGATGAATTGTGTGCGCCTTGAGCATACCGATTGGTGGTTCCCCGCAAGCCTAGCAATCGTTGCTGTGGTGGCACTTAAAAAGGAGCCTGATGATGAAACTGAATTTTGATAGTTGGCACCAAATGTCGGGCGGGTATCGCCGTTTCTACCTTTGGCAAATCCCCCTGGCGCGTCCGATTTTCAACTATTGGTATCGTTGCGGCGGGTTCTATTTGTCGGGATGGACGCCAGTTATCTACACAAAGAAATAGGAGGGTGAAAATGGATGACCAAGCTTGTGTAAACACCGACTGGCCGCTCTACGAATGCGCGGAAGAAAACAAAATTCACGTCACCAAAGAAGGCTCAATCGGCATGAATGTCGGCGGCATGGTACATGTTATGCCAATCCGCGATTGGTGGGAATTGGCTAACAAGGCCAACCCAATCCCGACGCTTAAAAAGGAGCATTCAGATGGGTAAGCCTTTAATCGTATCGCATGATTTGATTTGCGATATGGCGGTTTTTATTAACGGCCTAGCTGAGCAGATCGATAGGGAGCCAGTCGCTGAACTGCGATTAGGCCACCCGGTGGTAAAAGAGTTATTGGCACTCGCTGAACGGATGCACGAAAAGGAGCCAAATAGTTGAACGTCCACATTCACGCGCCGGAAGTTACAAACCGCGCAATCACGGCCACAAAATGCCCTGACTGTAAAAAGCGAACACGCATGATCCAATTCCATCAGGAATGGTATGGGTGGCATTCGACTTGCTTGCGCTGTGGTCGGCAATGGGATGGTGGCGAATGGTTGCCGCTTGATTTCATGCGTGGCGTCAGGGCCAACAACATCAAAGGCGCAAAGGCCAGATGGCGGCGTCTAGTGGCGCTGAAAAAGGAGCCTGATGATGTTGGTTGATGAAGCCACTGTTCGCGGTGAACGTGTTCCGGGCAGTAACAGCTATTCCCCGCAAATTGAGTATCGAGTTTGGCTTAGGTTCAAACGAAGTTGGTTTCAAAGCACCAAACGTTACAGAAATTTTGAGACTGCGTCGGCGGCAGCGCGGCGCTACTACACAAAGGAGGGTGGTGATGGATAATAGAATGTATCATGCGAGCTATGTCCAAGCAGTCGGAATGCAGATGAAAACGGTTTCGACCCATGACTTTGAGGTAATTCACGACTTGGTTAAACAATCCAAACCCGATGAAGATGGATATTGCAATATTTATAGTCTCACCGTGATTTGGGGGGAAAAGCTTGAATTTGAACCGCTGAAAATAGTTGAACGGTGGGGCATCAAAAAGGAGCCTACCGATGGGTAGCGACTGGCGCGCATCAGATGCGGTTTATGTTTCCACCTTCTTAAACATCGCCCTTGGTGCCAATGGCGGGATTGCTGATTTATCAATCTGCTTTGGCTTGGGCTGTTTCTTTGCAAAGCCTGGGGATTGAATGTTGCCCTTGGGCTGTATTGCGCCTGTGTGCTTGCCGCGTTGTTTGGCAATCTTCGCTTTTGTCGCCACGTCCTTGCGGGTTTTAGATTTGTGGCAGGGAACATGCGCCGGGGCCAAATTCTTTTCTCGATTTTCGCCCCCGTTAATCAGAGCTAGCTTGTGATCGGCTTCCCACTTCTTCTGACCAATAGGCAGGCCGCAAATATGGCACTTGCCGCCATCCCGGTCGTAGATCCTTTGACGAACACGGGGCGGTGCCTTGCTGTCGTCGGTCTTGCCTATCCATTCTTTCGTTGCCCGCGCCACCTAAGCGGCCCGCCCGTGAGTCTTGTGGTATTTTAACCTTTTTTCCGCAGCCACTCTTGCCGCCACAGCGTCACCAAAATCATCGAAATAGCCAAGAAATTCGGTTCGCCCGTTCTTGCCGATGCAGGCATACCAACGCTCACTATGTTTATGCCAACTGATTCCTATGCGGCCAGATCTGTTATTCTTCCCCACCTTTCTTTTCTTCATACTATCTTTGCGGGGTATGTCTTTTAGGTTGGCCAGCCGATTATCTGCCCTGTTTCCGTTAATGTGTTCAATGTCGCCCTTTGGGAATGCGCCGAAATAATGCAAAAATATTAGTCGGTGCGCCAACGTGACTGAAAAAACACCTTCAAACGTCAAACCTACTTCGATATAACCTTCTGGTGTTTTGGATCCAGCAATCTTTCCAGCAAACCTTCCGTTGAAAATCTTCATGCCGCGTTCCGTGGAGAAGTGATGCACGGGGCGTTTTTTCCAAATCAAATTGGGTTTGCCGGGGTCATGGGAAAAACATTCCCTCACAAATTCAATTGGCAACTCTTTATGTGCCATTTATACCGCCTCCAAAATTACAGGGTCTTTGAATGTGATGTTTTCTTGCGCACCGAATGCCAGGATTAGTTCAATCAACTGCGCAAATTCCGATTTGGTTAGGGTGCTGGATTTCATGCCAATAACGTAGGGTTGACCATCTAGGCCAATGTCTGTTTCGCACTCATGGCCAAGGGCGCTTAGAAAACGGCACTTCCAGATTTCTGGCGCTGCTTTCAAATAGCCCTTTGGGTTGGCAATGCTGATTTCGGAAAGCATGGCCCACATTTTATTGTTTTGTTCGCCTGTCCGCTTTTGCTCGCCAACCTTCACAACAAAACCATCTGGCGCTTTGTCTATGAGGAAGTGAGCGCGGTTGCGGCGTTCAGCATCAATTAGAATTACAGTGTGGACCATGCTTCCTATCCCCTAAAAAGGAATTTCGTCATCTAGATCTGTGGGGGCAGGCATTCTGTCCACCGCATCCCGAACGTTTTGCGCGTTCTGTGATGGGCTTGGCGGTTGGCCGTCCTTACGACCGTCCAGCATTGTCATTGATGAGTTGAAACCCTGCAAAACCACTTCGGTCGAATACTTATCCTGGCCACTTTGGTCTTGCCATTTACGAGTTTGCAATTGGCCTTCAACGTAAAGTTTGGAGCCTTTTTTGACGTATTGCTCAATCAGCTTGCACAGCGGTTCGCTAAATACCACAACACGGTGCCATTCGGTTTTTTCTTTGCGGTTGCCCGTGTTCTTGTCGCGCCAGCTTTCCGATGTAGCGATGGACAAATTAGCGATAGGTCGCCCGTCCTGCGTTCGTTTGATTTCTGGGTCATTCCCGACATTGCCGATTAGAATAACCTTGTTAACTGAGCCTGCCATCTATGCGGCCTCCATCGATTTTTCAGCCAGATTGTCTAGCTGTTCATTTGTCATATTGTCCAAGTCCTGTTCAGCCTTGAGGCGCTTGCCTTCGGCTATGAAGTTGGTGCGGAAATTGATGAACCAATCCTTCGGCAACGTTTCGATGCGGAATAGATTTTCACGCCACCATTCCTTGAGTTGTTCGGGGTCTTTGCCGTCGATAACTTCGCGGATTTCAACATCAAGCGTTTTGCTGAGTTCCCGCGCGTCGGCCTTAGACAGGCGCAAACCTTCCCTTGACTGTTCGAGTAGGTCGGCCTCGTCTTGTTCGTCGCCTGATGAAGCTAGGAAGCGCGATTTCATCCATTCCTTGACCGCATACGACCGCGCCGCGCCCGATGTTTGAGCGCCAGTGAATGGCAAGGCGACCGTCATATTTTCCGGCTTGGCCTTCTTCCCCGACTTGTGATGCAGGGTGATTGCAATATCATATTGTGCAACGGATTTTGTGTTGCCCTTGCCGTCCAGATATTCAATCATCTGAAATGCGCTTTGCGATACATGCAGGTGCAACCCGTGTTTGGCCATTAGAGGTCGAATTGCATCCTTGAAATCATCAACGCTGGTGAAGTCATAACGCCCGTGGTCGTTGCGTGAATCCTTTTTTAGGCGTTTCAATTCGCCCATAAGGGCCACAACTGATTTTGATAGTTTGGACATTTTAGCCCCTTGTGATTGGCCGAAATACCGGCGTTGGAATTGGTGTATTGTTGCCTTCAAATCCTGGCAACGGACCAGCAATAGCCAGCGAAGCGGCGGAGAAAGCCAAAACAGCGACGGCGAACATCAACCCGCCTAAGATGATTTTGAATTTACGCATGATGTTTATCCTCGTAATATTGGCGCTCTGCGACGGTTAGGTTTTCCCAACATTCCTCACAAAGCAGCGCTTCAAATGGAGCAAGATCCGCTTCGGCAAACCAGCCTTGGCATTCCTCGCATTGATAATCATATCCAAGCTTGTGCAGCATCGGCTTTCCTCCGTGCATTTCGTCAGCGTCCAGCAAATCTTCTGGCATGTCCCAATCACGCACTAGATAAACCTCGCTGTGTCAGACATGGAGCGTTCGTGGCGCGGAATAGTCCAATCGGTTTCAATGATTTCCACAGCCAATTCGTCGGTGACGTTCTCAACGTTCACGTCAGTAGGGCTGAAACGAAATGCGCGGAATTCACGGCCATCTTGTGCGAATTCTTCACGCGCCTTTTCCAATGTCATGGGGCCATCCAGATCCGTTATTTCAGTTTCCCCACGGTCCCAAAGACGTTCAATGAGAAGTTTTTCGTTTGATTGAATAAACATATGATTCCCTTTCGTGCTGTTGACATTTCTAATGCGTAAACGCATAACTGTCAACATGAAAATGCGGGAAACCATAAAAAAAGTTGAAACACGTTGAACAAATTTGGATCTGACGCATACGCTGAATGCTACCAACGCAACCGTGTAGACTGGTTGTATCGGGTTGCTCGTCACCGCGAATTAGGTCAGCCTGCGAAATGTATAGGCTTCCTGATAGGCACCTTTGTAAACCCAGGCGTGAGGGAATCCGTTCACCCTAGTTATGAATGGTTGATGGAAAGGGCAGGCATAGGAAGCCGGTCAACCACGTCTAAAGCAATCAACCAACTTGTTGAATCTGGTATGTTGGTGGTGTGGCGCAACCAACGGATGGCCAATCATTATTCCTTGCCGTTTGATGGTCGTGAAAAATGGAAACCAAAATCTTTATAGTACACTCAGTGTACGGCTCTAGTACACTCAGTGTACGCTAGATATATGGTCTTAGATATATGGTCTTTATATCTCTATCTATTAAAGGATAGATAACGACCATATATCTACAGTCCACTCAGTGGACTATAAGAATTATTTCGGGGTGGTCTAATATTTTTTGTTGACAATGTGCGCATGCGCATATTATGGTGGCTGCATGTCGGAAATGAAAAAAATTCGTGAAAACTTATTTGGTATGACGCAAGCTCAATTTGCGGATGCTGTGGAGGTTCACCAGTCATCGGTTACGCGTTGGGATAAAGGTTCGACGCCACGTGTTGAACATCTGGCAAAAATAATTACTGCCGCTCGTCGCCATTCTGTTTCTTTAGATATGGCTGAACTGGTGGAAAAGATAAACGCGGGTGAACCCGCATGACACATTATTCCAGCCCAAGCGCGTCCCTCCCTATGCGGTGGCTGGCGGCGGGTGAGCAGGCTCTAAGCCAAAGCTCCCCGCCAACTCTAACTGGTTGCGGGTATCGTGGGGCAACCCTCGCGTTACGTTCTTTGGGGTCGCTTTTCACGGCTTGCGGTGTTGCAATTATCACCCAGCCTTATCGGATACGCGAAACAGACCACCCCACCCATTCAGCTTTGCTCCGCACCAGGTATCCGGCGGGCAGTTTGGTATTCAGACAAAGCCTTGGCCGTGCTTGGCCCTTTTGTCGAGTCGGATATTTCAATTCTTTTGCTATTTTGTCGAATGGATAGCGCCCGAAATTAAAGGAGAGCGAAAATGAATATCAACGAACTCACAATAGGCGAATTAAAACAGGTCGCCAAACTTGCAAGCGGGTTAGGGGCTTGTTCCGACGCGCCAACTAATAACTCAGATGGCCGGGTGGTAATTGTCCGGTCCCGTGATCAGGGCGTTATGTATGGCAACTTGCAAGGCATTAATGGCTCTACTGTTCATTTAACCAACGCGGTCCAAATGTGGCGATGGAAAGCCAAGGACGGCGGAACATTGGTTGATTGCGCCGTTTATGGCGTTGATGCCAAAGGCTGCAAGTTTTCGACCGGTGCGGCGAGTGTGTCGATGATTAATGCTTGCGCTGTGATCGATTGTGAAGACGCGGGCGCGAAATCCTTACAGGCAGTTGTTGGGGGCGATTGGTCGTGACCCCCAATATTATCCAATTCAATGATTACGAGCCAGATAAAGACGGCTCCGGCTACGGCTCCGGCACCGGCTCCGGCAACGGCTACGGCAACGGCTCCGGCTACGGCAACGGCGACGGCACCGGCTACGGCGACGGCACCGGCTACGGCACCGGCTACGGCGACGGCACCGGCTACGGCAACGGCTCCGGCGACGGCTACGGCTCCGGCAACGGCTCCGGCTACGGCAACGGCTCCGGCTACGGCAACGGCAACGGCTAATCGAGAAAGGGAAGTGAAATGACTTTGTTCCACCTAATCTGCATCGTTCTTAACGTCTTTATGGGCGTTTGGGGTGCAATGAGTGGTCTTCCACCTTTTACCGTCGCGCTAAATTTCGCTATCGCAACGGCCCTTGTGTCTCAACTTATCGCAAGCAGGGAGGCGTGAAAATGCCAGTTAGTAAGAAAGACTTAGTTCGCAGTGAACTTGAACGGGGCAGGGGTGTAACTGGCAAGTCAGCCTGGACTGATTTCGGCCTTTATCGCCTTTCATCTGAAATCCACAAGCTGCGCAAGGAAGGGCTGAACATTGAAACCGTGATGGTTGATTTCGATGGCGACCGCTTCGCAGAGTATCGGCTGGCCTAATGCGACCCATCTTGCTCCCTTGGCCAGATACGGTCCTATTCCCCAACGGTTCAAAGCGGGCGCATTGGGCAACGGTATCCAAGGCAACAAAGCTGGCGCGTGAAGCGGCTTATTTTACGGCCCAAGCTCACGGCGTTCCCAAGCAATGGGAAACGGAATCAATCAAGGTGCATGTAATATTTGAACAGCCCGACAAACGGCGACGTGATTGGGATGGGATGATCGGCTCAATCAAAGCGTACCTAGACGGTATTTCGGATTTCATCGGCGTTGATGATTCCAAATTCAAGCTTTCATTTGAGTTTCTTGAAGAACGGAAAAAACCCGGCTGTGTAATCATGGAGTTAAGCAATGCTAGTACATAACGAACCAACCTTGACTGAACTGCAAGCCAATCTGCGGTCAATGAAACTTAACCCGGCCCGTGACCGTATTGAGCAGGCGGGGGCAGATTATCAGGAAAAGGCGCGGCTGGCACAATTGGCGCGTGAAGCTATTGGCCAGGAAGAAGAAACCGGGCGCACGAAACGCCAAAAACTGGCTGAACTTTCTCAAGGCTATCGCAAGAGCCAAAGGGTGGTTTTCATCGGGCCGGATCTGGCGACGAACTATGACCCCGAACAACCCGACTTAAAAACCATACGTGATCGAGTGTTGTGCCTGCATCAAGTGAGCCTGCCCGACTTCAACTCAATTCGACGTTATAACGACGTTGCGCTTGCAAGGCAGCATTTTTGTTATCTAGCGCGGAAACTCACAAGCCACAGTTTTCCAGTAATCGGCAAATACATGGGCCGCGACCACACCACGGTTCTGCACGGCAACAAGGTAATTCAAAAGATGAAGGAAGCACGGCGCGATGAAAAACGAAAGTGAAGAATTCACAGCCTTTTGGAATATCTGGCGTCCACACCGCAGACACACAGACGGCAGGGCCATAGCCCGCACGGCGTTTAATAAAGCTGTGAACGAAGGCGCAAACCCGCAGGACATTATAGACGGTGCGGCATGGTATATCGGCCACAAGCTAAAGGGCGATGAATGGCCATTTATTCCATTGGCCGCAAACTGGATCAACGCGGAATCATACGCTGATTATTGCGACGATAAACGCGAATATGAAAAGCGCCAAGAGCGGCGGTCCAACGTGCATCAGTTTCCAGATTATCAAACAGCGTTTGAACGGCGCAGAGCGGCGGGTGAGTGATGGTCGATTGGGATAACAAAAACCTCACTCAATGGCAGAAGGTTAGTCGCATGATCAAGGAGCTTTTGCCTGCATATTTCTCTCCGCAAGCAGAACGTGATTGGGACGAAGCATGGAACGGCATTGAACACCGAATAGACGAGTTGGAAAAGAAAATTGAAAAGTTGGTTCGAAAAGGCGGGATGTAACAATGCACTGTAAATGCTGCGGCCAATCAATTGATGATTCCAGCGTCTATGCAATGGATATGTGGACCAACACTGAAAGCAAGATATTGCGTGAACTGGAAGGCGGGTTGATCGTACATCGTGACGACTTGGCTTTGCGCGTCTACGGAATTGACGTTTCGGGGTACAAACACGCGGATTCAGTACGCAACAAGGTGTCCGTTCACGTTAAACGCATTCGAGACAAGATTGATGAAACCGGCATTCCCTGGACATTGGGCAACATTTGGGGCAGGGGTTACTGGCTAAGAGAGGCGGGTGAATAATTGACCGAAAATAAGAAAAAAGAACTGAGTTTCAAAAACAACATCGAGGCTTTGGCGAAGTCCGAAAAACAACTGCGGGGATACCGCAAGGAATCGTCGGAAAGAATCAACGATAAGACCGCCGTTCATATTCTGGAAAATATTATGAAGCGAACGCGGTACGACTCTGGAACTCTTTTTGATGTTTCCTGTGCGTTGGAAGAATTCTTTATCAGCGCGTCGGAATCGCTAGATAAGGAGAAAAGAGTCCATAACGTCAATGCTAAAATTGTTGATCTTCAACTCCGGATTGCGAAGCAAAAACCAAAGAACAAGGTG